TAACACACTCCCATGAGTAGCAATTCGAATTGCTGTTAGTAGTAGATCAACATCTAATGTAGTTACTGCCCAACCGTCTTTAATTGACGGGCAGCAGCTTTCAATTAGTTTCACTGAACTATCACCGGATAATAATGCATCCGGAGTTTTCATTATGATATCGTCCATACCTGTCATACCAAATATTGGCATGTGTGTAGGATCACCAGTAAATGTTCCTAATTGATTGTATATTCCTTTTGAAGGTAAAGAAACGAATATTTTTGGTTGTCTATAAAATTCTTGTAAAGGGTTTTGTGCCATTTGTTACTCCGCATAAATATATTAACCGTATTTATATATACAAACTTATAGGAAAATAAAACATGAGTAGTGAAGACGATAGACGTAATGATCAATTAGATAAGCTTATCAACGCGTTGGAAGGTAATAATCGAAATAATCGAAGATCTAACCCAGATTCTGGATCAAGCGGTGGCGGTGGTGGATGGGGCGGATTTGGCCAAATATTTGTTAATACTGCACAAACTGGCGCTAAAGCATTAGACGATTTATGGAGAGGAACTCTAAATGTGTCTAATGGTTTTGACTCGTTAACTGGAGTCTTAAAAAACGCAGATTCATCTCTTGGTAAAGTATTTGGCCAGATCGCATCTCAAGTTGGAACTGCTCTTATTGATACTACTGCAAGTTTAAACAAAGCTGGATCAAACGGCGCTGATTTTAACATGGATATTGCAGAATACGATCGCTTATTAAAAGGCGCTCGTATGACCCATGAGCAATACAACGACATGATTAAGCATAGTGCTACTGATTTAGCAGGATTAGGCAGTGGAATCAATAAAGCTCAAAAACACTTTTTAGATATAGCTAGAGATTTTCAAGAATCAGACGTTGGTGCTAGATTTAAAACGTTAGGGTGGACTACTGACGAACTTAACGAAGTTACCAAAGTTGCAATGTCTAATCGCAAAGGCATGGACCTGAACGATCCCAATAATCAGCAAAACGCAGTAATAGCTACTGAAAAATTAGGAACGGCAATTGATGAAAATTCAAGAATACTTGGTTTAAGTAGAAAAGACCAACTTGAGGCGCTTCAACGATCAAAAGACGAAGGCGATTTAGAAGCATCAATGTTATTAGCTGGCCCACAAGCTCGTGCGCAATATAAACAAGCCGAAGCTGATTCAATGGGAATGGGCGACTCTTTTAAACGAGTAATGAAAGAAGCGTTTACTGGAAAAACTACTGCAGAAGGTTCAGAAGCAGCAGCAGCAACAGGCACAGCAGCTGCTGCAATTAGAGAATATGGGATATCGTTAAAAGATACTACAGATGAAGGCCAAAAACGATCTGAAGCATTAGGCGAAAAAGCTCGTGCAGCGCAACTTGAATATATGAATTCTAAAGGTGCATTAGAAGCTGCAGCTCTAGCAGGCGGCGCAGTTGCTGACAAAATGGGTAAAGAGTTAGTTACAAGTAAAACACAAGGTGTATATGTAACTAAACAAGCCGAAGCAGCATCTGAAGGTAAAAAATTAAGTGCTGAAGATGCCTTAAAAGAACTAAAAGATGCTGCAATAAACCGCCGTAACCTTAAAACAGAAGAAGGCGGTGCACTTGACACGCCAGGTGCAACTGTATCAAAAGCATTAAACAATGCAGATCGAACGTTATCTGATTTATTTGCCGGGTCAACTGAAGGATTTAGTAAGTTAGTTGGAGCAACTGATGATGTTATAAACAAATTTCATTTATTAGATTCTGAAGTATTAAAACCTCATAAACAAAAAGATATAAATTTAGACGCAATTGTTGGAGAGCTAAAAAAAGGAACGGGCGATAAAGTAAATAAATTGTTTGAAGGTAACAACGCAAACATACCAGTTACTCCTCCAAAACGTGCATCAGGATCACCTGAAATTGACAGTTTTATTAAATCATCTTCCTCATCTTTTAATAGTATGTTTGAACAATTTAACCCAAAAGGTGAAATGGTAGAACTACATGGTGCAGAATCAGTAGTAACACCTAAACAAATGGAAGGTATTATTGCTAAATTTATGCCTACCGATATAATGGACATGATTAAACAGCCAATGAATGCGGCTAAATCACAGTCTCAACAAGGAATGCAACCGTTTACAATTGATTTACCAACATCAGGCAACGCAACACAAACCGCAGACCACAAACCAATAGATATTAAATCGTTAGCAGTACTTACGCCAAACAACGAAGATTTATTAGTAAAGAACATTTCTACAACTGTTCATGATGTAGTTACTAAAGTGTTTCACCCCATGGGGAATATGCTACAAACAGTAACTAAATCTGTTGAAAAACATACCGAACCTAAAAAAGAAGAACCTAAAAAAGAAGAAAAGCCAGCTGAACCTAAAAAAGAAGAACCTAAAAAAGAAGAAAAGCCAGCTGAAGTTAAAAAAGAAGAACCTAAAATACTAGATTTAGGTATTAAAACTGCAGAAGATTTAAACAAGTTTATGTTTGGCACACAGCAAGTTGGTACCAAACAGCCTGAAACAAAACCAGCTGACGGTTTTCCAGCTATTCCAGGTCCATCAATAACAAATAGAAAACCGCATTGGATTCCAGATGAAAATGGTACAGATCAACCAACAGGTTCGTTTAAACAAATTGATTATGATATAGACACTGAAGCTCTTCAAGATCAAATAGCATATCTTAGAACACGGAAAGATGAAGATGCAGAACATGATCTTCCTATATATGATGAGATGTTACGTCAACATTTAGCAAAAGGTAGACCGGCTGACGAAGTAATTAAAGGCGGAAACGTTGAAAAAGAAATGAAAACGTTTAATGACTCATTAAAAAACATGGGCGGACCTGAAACTTTTAAAGAAATTGGTTCTCAACTTACTGATTCAATATCTACAGCATTGCCATCAACTGAAAAATTAGAAGAAACAATGACATCTGCAACTGATACATTTAAATCTACTGATTTTAATAAAGCATTTGCATCAGTTGGCGATTCTTTTGCATCTGCTAATGTTAGTACTCCTACTGTTGAAGAAAAAGTACCAGATGCATCAATAGAAGAACAACAAGCACAGCTGAAAAAAGACAATGACAAAACAGTTGACAATTATCTTGCTGCTAATCCTACTGCTGAACTAGTTGAACCTAATAAAGATGAAGCTAAAGATAATTCACCGGGAATATTTGATAAGTTTACAAATTTATTCAGTAGTAGCAATAAACCTGCATTTGCAAGTGGTAATGTAAAATACGAAACTATACCACAAGCAGAAATTGATGCTAGAGATAAAGAACTTCAAAAAACTATAGGTACAATAGACAATAGTCCGGAAGCAATTGAAGCTCGTAATGCAGAACTTGACAGACAGAAAAATTCAGGGATGTACAAACAAAAAGAACCAGAGAAACATGTACTTCCTGAAATTAAAAAGCCTGCAGAAACAAAAGAGCAAGCTCATATTAAAGATATGTACAAAAAGTTTGGTCTTGAATCGTTTAATGACTACAATGCAAGAATGACAGCTGAAGAAAAAGCTAAAAAGCCTGATCACAGCAAGCTTGCTGAAATTAAACCAACTGTAATGCCAACAATTAAAGCACCTGATATTAAAGCACCGGTAGTTTCAGGAGATTCATTAAAGCCGCCATCTCCGCCAGTGGTAAACAAGCCGCATGAAGAACAAAAACCAGCCGAACAACCTAAATCTACAGCGCAAGTTGTTGAAAAGCAAGTATCATTAAAAGATATACTCGATGCAGTAACAAAGTTAAATAACACAATGACAACGATGGCACACCATACTGATAAAATTAGTACTAACAGCCATAAACAAATTAGTGCAACACAAAGTTTATCTAATTCAAGATTTTAAATAGAACCAAAAAGGAATTATTATATGTCGTGGCGAAAACACTTTTCACCAATTGAAACTGATTACGATACCACTAGATCTGCAGGATTTAATCAAAATTCTAAAGCCGGTCCTGCTAGAACCAATTATTCTAGCTACTTACCTGATGTATATACAGGTAGTCCTAATAGAGTTGAACGGTATCAACAATACGAAGTTATGGATAGTGATCCAGAAATTAACGCAGCACTTGATATTCTTGCTGAATTTTGTACACAGAAGCTAAAAGATGGTAAAAGTCCATTTACGGTTCGATGGAACAGTAAAGGTACTAATTCGGAAATTAGAATCTTAGGTGAATATCTGCAGCAGTGGAATAAATTACAACAGTTTGATACTAAAATATTTCGTATAGTACGTAATGTATTCAAATATGGTGACGCTTTCTTTATTAGAGATCCAGAAACACAGAAATGGAATTGGATTGATAACAGCAAAATTGTTAAAATTATTGCAAACGAGAGTGATGGAAAGAAACCAGAACAGTATATTATTAAAGATCTTGCTCCTAACTTTGAAAATTTAGTAGTTACACAGATTACACCTAACATTAATCCTAGACAAGCAGGCGGCGGAATGACATCTGGTGCAGGTTTTATGGGTTCGCCTGGTGCTCAACGTGGGTCATCTGGTCCTTATCCTAGCTCAAGTGGTGGTTCTAAATTTGGTTTAGCTGAAACAGAATATGCAATCAATGCAGAACATGTGGTTCATTTGTCACTATCTGAAGGTTTAGATAACAATTTCCCATTTGGTAACAGCTTATTAGAGAACATTTTCAAAGTTTATAAGCAAAAAGAGCTGTTAGAAGACGCTATTTTGATTTATCGTATACAAAGAGCTCCAGAAAGACGTGTATTTCATATTGACGTAGGTAATATGCCTAGTCATTTAGCTATGGCTTTTGTAGAAAGAGTTAAAAATGAGATACATCAACGTAGAATTCCTAGTCAAAGTGGCGGTGGACAGAACGTAATTGATAGTGCATACAACCCTTTAAGCATAAATGAAGACTATTTCTTTCCGCAAACTGCAGAAGGACGTGGTTCTAAAGTTGATACATTACCGGGTGGTACTAATTTAGGTGAAATTGATGACTTAAAATTCTTTACAAACAAGTTATTCCGTGGTTTACGAATTCCAAGTAGCTACTTACCAACAGGTGCTGATGATTCTCAAGCAAGTTTTAACGACGGACGCGTAGGTACAGCATACATTCAAGAGCTAAGATTTAACAAATACTGTGAAAGATTGCAAAGTTTAATTACAGAAGCATTTACGAACGAATTTAAAATGTATATGTACTCAAGAGGTATGAATATTGATGCAAACTTATTTGAATTAGCATTTAATCCGCCAATGAACTTTGCAAGTGCCCGTCAAGCAGGATTAGATTCGGAAAGAATTAATACATTTAACACCATACAAGCAGTTCCTTACATGAGTAAACGCTTTGCCCTTAAACGATTTTTAGGGTTAAACGAAGATGAAATGGCAGAAAACGAAAGATTATGGGGTGAAGAACAAGGTAAAGGGCAACCTACTCATACAGATGCAGCTGGTGAACTACGTAGTGCAGGCTTATCTGCTGCAGGTATGGAAGGCGATTTAGGCGCAGCAGGTAATTTAGCTGCACCGGCTGATATGGGCATGGGCATGGATCCATCAATGGGTGGCATGGGAGCTGGTATGCCCCCAGCTGGCGCACCTGCAGGCGGTATGCCGCCATCAATGTGATAAATAGATATATGATACTTAGAGAACTTTTTTATATTGACCCTAACACACGCCATGTTGCTAGTGATATGCGGTACAATCCTGATAATGATAAATCGGTAATGCAGCGTTCAGATACACGCAAAACACGTTTATCTCTTAGGCAAATTAATGAATTACGTAAGAGCAGTGAAGCTCATATTTTAGAACAAGAAGTTGAATTATCATTCGTTAACGCAATGTATTCAACTCCACCACCTGCAGTATAAATAATTCTAAAATATTAAAAAAACCACCGGTTTGACCCCATATTTACATTCTTTTTTATAAGTAGTGTAAATATAAGACAGCCTTGTATAAAAATTATCACAGGAGATTAACATGACTGACCGTACAAAATTTGAAGCCATGCTTGAGGCATTGATCAATGAAGATCACGAAGCAGCGAAAGATATTTTTCACAATATCGTAGTAGGTAAATCGCGTGAGATTTACGAAAAATTATTAGCAGAAGAATTTGAAGAAGATGATTCTGAAGATGACGCATTTAGTGCTGACGACGAAGAAGGCGAAGACGATGACATGTTTGGTGCTGACGACGAAGAAGGCGAAGACGATGACATGTTTGGTGCTGACGACGAAGAAGGCGAAGACGATGAATTTGGTGATGACGAATTTGGTGATGAAGAAGGCGACGAAGGTTTAGAAGATCGCGTTATGGATCTTGAAGATGCATTAGACGAATTAAAATCAGAATTTGAACAATTATTAGCTGGCGAAGAAGATGAACCAGAACATGATGACATGTTTGGTGCTGATGATGAATTAGGCGGCGATGAATTTGGCGGCGACATGATGGGCGGCGATGAATTTGGCGCTGGCGAAGAAGAAAATGAATTCCAAAGCATGTTTGAATACGTAAACAAAGTTGCATTACCTAAACACGGTGACAACGGCTTAAACAATAAAAGTATTTTTAATAAACCAAAATACAATGACATGGGTGGAACAGCACCTGTATTTGCAAAAGAAGCATCTGGTGAAGGTACAAAAGGCGGTTTGTTAAACCCAGCTACCCAAGACTTAACTAAAGGTATGCAAGTACATAATCGTAAAGATAGTAACGCTGGTAAAAAAGCATTCAAAAGCCAACAACCAGGTCACGGTGCAGAGAAAAAAGGTAACCGCGAATCAGCTCCAAACACAAAAAGTTTGATTCCAGGCAGAAAATAATTTATGTTACATCTCCGAGAAAACCTTAGCTTCAACGAAGCACAAATGATCGTTGAATCCGACGACAAGGAAGGAAAGAACTTGTATATGAGCGGTATTTGTATACAAGGTGGCATCCGCAACGCAAATCAACGTGTGTATCCTGTGAGCGAGATTAGCAAGGCTGTTAAAACCCTCAACGATCAAATTCAAAACGGTTATTCTGTGCTCGGAGAAGTAGATCATCCAGATGATCTAAAAATAAACTTAGACCGAGTTTCGCATATGATAACTAACATGTGGATGGAAGGCCCAAATGGTTACGGTAAACTTAAAATTTTACCAACACCAATGGGACAATTAATCAAAACAATGTTAGAAAGCGGAGTGAAACTTGGCGTTAGTTCACGCGGATCTGGTAACGTTAGCGATAGCGGATCCGGTGAAGTTTCAGATTTTGAGATTATCACAGTTGATATGGTAGCTCAACCAAGTGCTCCAGGAGCTTACCCTACGCCTATTTACGAACACCTAATGAATACACAAGGTGGCCTTAAATCCTTTCGCATAGCGGAAGAAGTTAGAGGAGATCCAAAAGCACAAAAATACCTCAAAGAGAGCTTATTGAATATAATAAGCAAACTCCAATAGTAAAGGAGAATCACATATGTTGGACGCACTAAAAACTTTATTTGAAAACAATGTGGTTTCGGCAGAGATCAAAGAGTCTATTGAACAAGCATGGGATCAACGTATTGTTGAAAACCGTGAATTAGTTTCTCAACAACTCCGCGAAGAATTCGCTCGTAAATACGAGCATGATAAGAGCACAATGGTTGAAGCAGTTGATCGTATGATTTCTGAGCAACTTCAAAGTGAACTTAGTGAATTCGTTGACGATCGTAAACAACTAGCAGAAATGAAAATTAAATTTGCTAGAAAAATGACCGAAAGCGCAAAAACCGTTAACACTTTTGTTACACGTCAGTTAGCACAAGAAGTTAAAGAATTACACGAAGATCAAATGACAATGGCTAATAAATTTGGTACATTAGAACACTTCGTAGTAGAAGCTCTTGCACAAGAAATTGCAGAGTTCTACAAAGATAAAAAAGACGTAGCCGAATCAAAAGTTCGTCTGATTCGTGAAGGTCGTCAAGAAATCAAACGAGTAAAACAACAGTTTGTACAACGTGCAGCTGCAATGGTTGAAAGTGTTGTAGGTACTACCTTAAACGCTGAAATTACTGCATTAAAAGAAGATATTGAATCAGCTCGTCGTACAGATTTTGGTCGCAAATTATTTGAAGCATTTGCTGTTGAATATCAAGCGAGTTACTTGAATGAAAAATCCGAAACTGCAAAATTGCTCAAAGTCATAGACATGAAAGATTTGGCCATCAATGAGGCTGCACATGCAGTTGTCAAAGCTGAAAAAATATTAGAAAGCAAACAAGCAGAAATCGTTGCGTTGAAAGAGTCGCAAGAAAGAAAAGCAATTATGAGCGAATTGTTGGCTCCTCTAAACGCTGAACAACGCTCTATTATGGGCGAATTGATGACGAGTGTGAAAACTTCAAAACTTAACGAAAGCTTTGAAAAATACTTACC